GGTTCAAATCCTGCCGTTCCGACCAAATACCTCTGTCTAAGCCCTTGAATTTCCTAGTGATTTTCAGGGGCTTTTTCGTTTCAGCCCCTTAATTTGCCCCTTTTTTGCCCCTCCGTTATTTCTTGAGTTTTGGACGGTATTGAACCGCCTCTTGCAGGTGCTCCGGTGCTAGGTGCGAATACCGCATTGTGAGTGTCACGCTGCTGTGGCCGAGTATCCGTTGTAAGCTCAAAATGTCCCCACCGTTCATCATGAAATGGCTCGCGTAGGTATGCCTGAGCACATGAGCGGCTTGCCCTTTGGGCAGTTTGAAGGAGCATTTTTTCAGGATGGCATAGAAGGCTTTGTCGGCTCTGGCAAACAATCGCCCTTGGCCGGTGGGAGTGTAGTCCCTGATATCCTGCTCAAGCTCTTCACTGATGGGGACAGTGCGGTTTTTGCCGGATTTCGTATCGGTGAAGGTGATCCGACGTGTCCCGATCTGGGTGAGGCGCAGGGATTGGGCTTCATTCCAGCGACAACCGGTCTCAAGGCAAATACGCACCAGCATGTAGACGCTTCGACTTCCGGCGGCTTTGCAACGCTCCAGCAGCTCTTGGCACTGATCCAGGGTTAGGAACGACAGCTCACGCTCTTTGAGCTTGATTGGTTGAACCTTGGCCAACGGGGGAGGGTAGGCGACCTGATCGGTTTTATACAGATATGAATACATGGCGTTGAGATAGCCAAGTTCATTATTCAGCGTTTTGGCTGAAATGCCGTTTTGAAAGCGCTGGTGACGGTATCGCAAATAGGTATTGGCGGTCAGTCGTTTCGCTACCGGGTTCTTCATCGTTTGGCACATACGAAGCAGGGTATTACGTCGGTCTTTCGGGTCAGCCAAGTGGGCGCCATGTTGCATAAACCAAACATCAATCAGTTCAGATAGCCGTCGTTTGTCGTCTTTGGTGGGGTTCCAGTCAGCTACTGACCCCTCAGCATGTTTGGCCCTAACGTGGGCTTCAAAGCGGGTGGCTTCTGCTCTTGTTTTAAAGCACTTCCTAAACCGGGTGATCGCATCAAGACGAACGTCAGCCATCCAGGTTCCGTTTTTTTGTTTTCGTATTGCCATTAGATTGCTTTCCCCCATCTTAGATAACGCTCTTTGAGCAGTTTCTCAATGTGGTGGTAGAACTCGCCCTGAGACATGCCTTTGTCCTGGTAGAAGTTCTTTATCGTTGGCCAGAATGGGAGCGTCTGGAGCGCATTTAATAGCTGTGCGATCGTCAGTCGTTCCCGTGCTGCTAAGCTGATCGCGTTACCTAACAGCAGCTCGATGTTTTTTCCCGAAAACCCCGTACTGGTTTTGTAATAGCGCTTGTAGTCGGTTTTTTCGAGCAGGGATTTCACCTGTGTCTGAACTTTCACGTCCTGGGCTAGCAGGGTCCAGAACGGGTGGAAGAAGCCGGGGCGGTGGAGAAACTTGAAGGAGTCCAGGCCGTACTTCCAAAGGCCGTCCAGATGGGGTGCTAGGCCCGCGTAGGACTTAAACACGACCGGTTGGCCTGCCATGGTGGTCCCTTCTGAGAACTGCTGGACGACGGAGTGGTGATAGCGCAGCTCAATGCGCCAGACCGGTTTTTCTGGATCGTAGTTATACGGGGCGTCTTCAAAGGGGTTGTCTTGACGCTTCCAGACGCTTTCCCAGTAGTCGAGCTTATCAACGGCTTTGGCCTGGATGGATTTGTTGTAGATGGCGAGCTGGACACCGGAGGCGGTGCCGAACAGGTAGGACTGGCCCCGGTTGTAGGTGGCCGAGTGGCTGGCAAATTCAATACTGTCCATGGAATCGAACTGGCGGACGTGATTCGACCGGCAGTGCATACGGGCCACGATATCGGAAGGGGGTTCCCAGCCTTGCACGTCAACGGCAATGTGGACCGCAGATTGATTGAAGTCGAAATCGTCTAAGACTTCGTTGGCCAGATCGTTCATGATCCCTTGCAGTTCATAGGGGGTGTGTTCGTCGATCAGGTGGGGCGACGCTTCAATCTTGAGGTGTGGTCCGTTGTTGTCGATTTTGACGTTAAAGTTCTTGATCAGCAGGATTAGGCCCAGATCGGCATTTTGGAGCTTGTACTGATAGCCGGAGTCCCGACCGATTCTCCCCGCTACCCACTCATAGCCCCCTAGCATCATGAAGCCGCTATAGTCTTCCAGTCGTTCCATGAGGTCGGTTTTCAGATAACCCCGGTAGAGCTGGCGGACGGTGTCCACACCAGAGTGCAGGATATTGACTTCTGAGAGGTCGCAAAACTGGTTTTTGTCGAAAAAGAGACGGCCTTTGGCATCGGGTGCCAATTCGAGATTATGACGGGGTAAATGCTGGGGTTTGGCCATTTTTCGTTTTCTCCTAATGTGGTGTTATGTGGTGTAACGAGATGCTTATTATTGGTTTATAAGACGTGCTACAGGGACGTCTCCGCGCCGAACCCGGCGCCGCCGTCGATCCTCGATACTTCGTCCTCCGGCGGCGCCGGTTTCGGACGCGGTTGTTCATGGACGACCTGTTGTGTTTGTCCGTAATGGATGCGAACAAAGGCATGTTGACGGGGGTCGAGTTCATAGCCCATGGCTTTTAGGTCTTCATCGGTGAGGGTGATGTATTGGGTCTCTGTCTCGTAGGCGTGGAACAGGAGGCGGTCATTGATGGAGCCCACCCAGTACAGCCGGTAGCCGCTTAAAGGAGCGTGAGCCGGATAAGACCTTTGACCGCGAGGCTTACCAGCACCATGCACAGAATCATTGCTGTGAGGCGTATCAGGCCCCGCCCGATCCATTTCAAGGTTTTGCGTAAGGCTTTCCCGAGGGTCTTCTGTGAACTTCGCCAGTACCGTCGATACTTGCGTCGCCATCCAGACAAGCGCCCCGATGACCAGGACGATTGCCAGTTGTAGCTTGCGATCTCGCAGTACAGAGATATTTTCGTTAGAGGATTTTGCTTTTCCGGTTTTCGTGGATTGGTAGCACTCGAAGACCTGGGGGTTGACCTTGTAAGTCTTCGGGGTGCCGAAGTAGTGACTAACGGATTTGCCGTTGGCTTCTGCGTCATGTTTGAACTCCCGCCATCTCGGTTTTTTGTTCCAGGGTAAAAGGCCGGTCATGTCCCGGTGTCTGAATGCCCACTCAACAACGCCCCGGATTTCCTTATGCACCTTGGCGATGTTGGGAGTGCAAATGTAAATGTCCCAGTTGCAATGCCGGTGTTGATCAAACGCGTTTTCGACGGTGGCCGGGCGGTTCATGGGCTCGCCGGTTTCGGCGTCGGTTAAGACGGTCCCGTCCGAGTAGGTCAAGGGGATATCGTCGGCTTGATCGAACTGGGAGAAGCTTCTGAGGCGCGTTGGGTAGGCGCGCTGGCCTTCGTCGATGACGATGAGCGCCCCGGCAGGCGCCCAGTGGAAGAACTTGGCGATGTGGTCGAAGCCTTCTTCACTGTCGGCGTGCACTTGGTGGATTTTGGCCGTGTCCGGGATATCGACTTTCATCACCTCGGCGATCCGGTCGATATCGTTGAAGCCGCGTATGTTGGTGACCAATTCCCGGCCTTCGATCAGCGCGGGAATCATCACGCGCTGAACGATGGAGAAGGACTTAAACGAGCCGGGGGGACCGTGGTGGATGACGGCGGTCATGGCATCAGGTCCATAACAAAGCGGGTCACAGCGGCGGACAGGATCGCGTTCAGGCCCTCCGGTATTCTCAGGTAGGTAAAGACCGAGAGGATGGTGCCGTCAAGGGCATTCCAGGCGTTTTCCAGGTACTCAGAGATGCCGAGGGATTCCAGCAGGCCGCTGGCGATGGAGTACGCGAACTCAAGCATGGTCAGTTTGATTTCCAGGTAGGCGACCAATGACCAGAGGGTGGCGCGGTCGGCCCAGCTGTCGAACTGGTCCCCGGAGTTTTCAACGGCCTCAATGGCCATGTTCAGAACGTCGATGATGCTTTCCACGGTTAGGCCCTCATGATGATGTAAAAGGCGTACAGCAGGCAGCCGAAGTAAACGAGGTTGCGGATCATGTCGAAGAAGTCACCTCGGGCGGCAATGCCGATTTCGATTTCTTGGCCGTGAACGGTGTGCTTGTTGGAGGGAATACCGGCCTCACCGCCGCCCAGGTGCGCGCCGATGGTGTCTTGAAAGTCGCCCTTGATTTGGTTGAAACGCTGTTCGTACTCGTCCAGGGCTTCCTGTATTTTTTGGTCCATGTCGAGTTCGTGCTCGATGCCCTCGAACTCTTCCAGGCCGGTAGCGGGGCAGCGTTGGAGCCACTGTTGTTTGATCATGGCGCACTCAGCGGAGCTGTCGGGGCAGACCGGGGGCGAACCGCAGTCTTCACCGCCCGAGACTTCCCCGTCACACTCTTGGGTCTCGGGGTCGCATTCGTCGATCAGTTCATCGGAGTAGCAGCCAAAGACGCCGTTCACGGAGCCGTAGGCTTGGCCGTCGGGGCATTCGGCCCGACAGATCACTTCCCCGTTCACGGTGCCTTGCTGAACCCAGCCATCGGGGCATTCTTGGCCGTTGCCACTGGAGGAACTGGACGAGCTGGAGTTGTTGGCATCATCCCCGTCGCTGCTATCGCCATCCCCGTTGCCATCGTCGTTATCATCGCCCCCGGTGGAAGAGTTGCTGTCGCTGGAGGACTGGTCACTGCTGGACGAGTCGTCGTCACCGGTCCAGCCGTCGTTACAGGTGTTCACGGTGGTGTCTGTGTCGGCGTTGTAGGCGGTGCCGGGGTCAAAGCCGCTGGCGCATTCATCCCCCGCCGCGCCGCACATATACTGGCCTTCGACACTCACAGCGGTATCAAAAACCGGGGAGTCGGCGCACTCGGTGGGGTCCTCGACAATATCGGTGCACTCGAGGCTGTCTTTGCCGAAGCCGTTGGCCGGTTCCATCATGCCGGGAGGACATTCACAGGTGGGGGGAGTCCCAATCTTAGGGGGAGGACAAGACGGCGGTTCGTAATAACAGGTGCCGCCTGCTATGTATCCATCGCCGGTGCCACCGGAATAGTTATAGGTATTACCAAGATGAGAGAAAGGCTGACCGTCTAACTCAGAAGGACAGGTCAAGTAATAGACACGACCGGAAGAGGACCCTTCTACGGCCGGTTTATTCTGAGACTCAGCGAGGATATGACCGTCGGGGACAATTGGCGCATCGCCGTCACAGCAAATAACATGAGAAGAGGCGTCAGTCGTGTTGCTTTGAGCGTACACATCCGTCGCGAAATACATATAGAACAGGAAAACGGCCAGGGGAATGTAGATACACCGACAAATGAACTGATGTCGTTTCACGTCTGCTTTCGATCTGGGGAGTTGCATAGGCGCCACCGACAAAAACGCCCCCGCAGGGGCGTGGTTCAACTGATGCGGCCGGTGTAGAAGCCGTAGATGAAAGACAGCCAAAACACCGCCGCAATGATCACGGTCACTAACATGACCGAGTCAGCCTTAACGGCCGATCAGGCGGGTCACGATGGCCACGCCCATGACAACAGCGGCAATGGCAATTACACCGCCGACGGCCAGCTGAACAAGGCTGGTGCCGCCGTCGATGGCATCAGTCACGGCCTGTTCATTGGCCCCGGCTTCCTGGGCGGAGGCCATGGCGGAGAACACCGTCATAGTGCCGACCGAGGCGATTTTTCCGGGGGTGGACTTGGCGAAGTGGGCGACTTTTTTCAATGCGTTGGATTTCATAAGGTCTTTCCTCTTGGTTGGTTTGCGTTTACACGCGGTTCATGAGCTTTGCGGTTCTGCCGGCGGAATGTCCGATGATGAACACCACCGCGCAGGCGCTCAGCAAGACACCGAACATCTGGAGGTCGAAGGTCAGAAGGTGGGCGAACTCCAGAAGGTCGGATTCGTAGACCTGCCACTCACCCGCACAGGTGACGGTGGTGGTATCCACCATCGTGACTTCCCCGGTGCAGATCAGTGGCGCGGTCATGGTTCTTAGCCCTTGCTGCTGGCGGTGGCGGCGGGCTTGGTGTCAGGCACTACACCGACCACGTGGGGCTGGGCTTTGCCCTGGGCGGCGCCTTTCATGCGCATAATCAGTTTCTTGCGCTTGATGTCGCCGTAGCGAATGTCATTGAGCTGGTCAAAGACCGCTGGGTCTGAGGGGATTTTGCGGACGCTGAAGCCGTGTACGTCGTTTTCCTTGTCGGGGTCTGGAGTTTCACCGACGAACACGCTGCAGAACTGGGTGCCCTCAACGGTGACCCGGGTCACGCTCAGTACAGTGGTGTCGTATTCAAATTGCATGGTGGTTTCCTCTTGGGTGGTGCTGTTCAGGGGTGCCGAACAGCGGGTTATTGGCTCCGTAGAGCCGCTTTAGGGTTAAAGCCTGTGGACAATCCGCTACGCGGACGGCGTTCGCCTGTTGACCACAGGTTTGCGCTCACGCGCCCTTGTCTCGCGGGACTCGACGTCTCCAAGTCATTTCTGTTTGAAGAAGGGGGCATGGTTGCTAAGGGTGGAAAACCGCAAAAAGCGAGGTAGCCATAGCGGATGACGTTTCTTAAGTAAGCGTCCAGGGTCTGGAGCTTGTGTAGGGTGTCGTCGTCTTCGGTGACCAGAACGGTGACCCGGTTGCGGTGTTCGTCGGGGTTGGCGCCGACGGGGAAGACGTTCAGGTTCAAGAAGCCCGAACGGGTGTCGTAATGCACCGTGGTGTGGACTTCTCCGGAGAGGCCGAGGATGAGGGCGGTGCCGATGACTTCGGACAGCAGGGCGTAGATGCGGCTGGTCAGAGTGTCCATTAGTGGGCCTCCACGAAGCGGGTGTATTGGCGTTCGACGAAGTTTTTGCCAGCGGCGGTGCTTTTGAAGTGCTTTTCCGCCAGTAGGGTGCTGTTGGGGAAGTTGCCGGTGTAGCAGCGGGCGATGGTGTGGCCCAGTTGGGTGTAGACCACTGCACTAAAGCGCTGGGGGCCCTGGTTGGTGGTGGTGCAGTGTTCGCCGCGTGAGCCGATCCAGTGGAGTTGTGACATGACTATTCGGCCTCCAAGAGCTGTTGGCGGAACAGTTCGACGTTGATCATGAGGCGTTTGCCGATACGGAGGGTGGGCACATAGCCGCGATCTACCCAGCCTCTTACTACCTTGGGTTCATCGCCCAAGCCGATCCATTCGGCGAATTTGACCCACGGGAGGACGGGGGGAGCGTGGCGTAAGGTTTCTTGTTCCAGTTCTTGAAAGTCCATGCGCTTTGTCTCACTATGTTTCACATTAACGATTGCTCTTTTAGTGGGAAGTCAATCGGTGTGTATTAACTAACAGCACGCCCTAAATATTAGGGTATGCCCTAATATTTAGCAATTAGAGTTTATTTATACGGATGGACGTAATAGATAGGGTAAAACTATTAAAGACTTTGGAAGGCGTAACCTATAGCGAGATCGCCGGAAAAGCGGGAATTGAGAAGAAGCGACTGGAAAATATGATCGGTCGTAAAGCCAAAGTGCGTCACGAAGATATTGAAGCCATCGCCGACATTTACCCGCAATATGAGGTGTGGCTGTTCACTGGGAAAGAGTTTGCTGCAGACGGGCAAATAAGCCCCATGACAAAGGAGGCAAAGGAGCGCTTAGGAACTCAAGGGAAGGTCGGTTAATCGCAGCAAAGGTTGCCAATCGATGGAAGAGGAAGGGAGTCTGACAAGCGCTTTAGTTGCAGCTACTAGTTTAATTGTTTCCAATGACACTATGGAAGGTAATAGTCTAATTTGTAAACGTGATATAAAGTTAGGGTTTGTTTAGAAAGTTTTTTTTGATCGGAAAAGGACCAGTTATGGAAGCGGCAAAAATAACGTTTTATGAGATAGAAAGGTGCGGGTATTACAGGCATGGAGAGCAAACTCCAGAGTTTGGCAATGTTGGTCTCATATTGCAGCAAATAAAAAATTGGGTTCACTCAGACGGAGTTTCTCTTGAAGATACATGTACATATGCTATCGAAGAGAGCGAAGATGTTCTTAGGACTTTTTGTTACGACATAGTTAGTGATGCAAGTACAGGAGATTACTTGCTTACAACTTGGAATGAAACTCCCTCTTATGATGGAAAGGTTGCTGCGGTAAAGGGGGCGTCTAAGGTTGGTAGCGCAAAAGTAGAGTTCGGCAAGCTGCCAAAGAACAGTATACCGGGATATGCAACATATTTTTGGTTTATCCCGTCGAGGAATTTGTTTGCGACGATTAGGTTTCAACACAGGATGAACGGTAAAAGAGGGCTGGATAAATACATGAAGGAATATGTGGGAAAGCTAAGTGATTATGTCGTGGAGTCTGAGGACGGCGACGCAGATTTCAATATTATCGGCTATGCTGACCTGGATGAATCAAATCCCCAAGGGTTGAACGCGCTCTTCAGAACTTCAATAGTTCGTAAACCTGGGAAAATTTCATATATTTTTAAAAACAGAAGGTCGATAAGAAAAATCGTAAGGCACAACAAGCTAATCCCAAATGATAAGGTGAGCAAAGGAACTTGGGAACAAGCGTTTAAACACCTATTTTCTGAAGCTAGGTCAGCTCCTCCATTAGATTCTAGTGTGAATTTTTCATATGAATTTTTGTATATGCCGGAGGAAGACGAGCTTAAAGACATGGTGCGGGAGTGGGAGGAAAACCACGACTCGAAATGGGATGACATAGGGTTTGGTATAAGTGGAGAGCAGACTCCAGTATGGCTAAGTAACTCTTTGGCAAGGGATGATGTGGATCTCGATGTGAAAAGAATGGATGAAGAGGTTGTGGACGGTAAAAGCATACTTAAAGAGGTTTGTCGACAGCGAGACAGGCTGCTGACCTTGCTAGAAAGTTGAGCTTAGAATATGAAAGGTTGGTTGAAAGCAGTCTTCGCATTTATTTATATAGCTGTTGCCATATTGTCGTTCATTGTTGGGGAAAATATTCCCATGAAGGAGCAGGTACATATATATGATGGTCTTAGGAACACAGCCGCCATAATTTTTGGCATAATGGGCGCTTGGATTGCTATGCTTTACCCAAATAAACTTAATGCGATTTTCAAAAGCAAAGACCTAGATAAGAGCGCCAAAGAAATAAGCGAAATAAAGCTTCTCTTCAAACCGATGATTTATTCTACGTTGATTTTATTTGTTGTGATTTCAGTCTCAATTCTGGTTCCTGTTGGGAGAAACTTGGAGTTCCTTGTTGGATATAAAGGGGTTCTTAGGTCTGCAAGTTTTTCTTTGGTGTGTACTATTACAGTTTTGCAGTTTTGGTCTCTTCTTATGACGCTGCTGCCTGGCGATTTTTTAAAGCGTGATATAGACGCGAAAGAGTCAAAAAATAAAACCATACAAGCTGTGAAGCCTACGAGAAGAAGGCAAAAAAGTAACCCAGTTGATTAGTTTGCAGTTTATGCGGCTTTACTGTGCGAGAAGTGACCGAAACTTAAGCAGTTTTCTATAAAGCTGTCGCTGACAATGCTTCCAAATGAGTCTTTTATCGGGACGTATTTTTCCTGCCAAACAGCGCTGTTTCTGATCGTCACGGCGGGCGTGACGTGCGGAAGCTTGGTTAGCATCAGCGTATACATCACCAGAGTGATCGCTGCTGGCTTGTAACTCGCCGTTACAGGCGTCTCCGACGGCCCTTTCAGGGAGACCAGGGGAATGATTCCCCTGGACCCGCAAGCCGCAGGCTGATGGGGGGGAGTAATCGGTGTTCTCGGAGTGATCCCCCAAAAATGTCCTTTGATTGTCCGATGTCTATCCCTAATACAATTCCGCGCCGGGAGCTTCGTGGAGGCTGCCGATATAGCCGCACATGAAGCAGAGTCAGCTATCACAGAAATCAAATTTTAGCAATTCATTGGTGTCTAAAAAACGAACAGCGCAAAACTATCTTTTTTATCGACACAACATGTTGTGTGTTTAACAGCTTATAAACAGGTTGTCCACAGGGTTTGACGCTATATATAGTGTTGCAGTGTCCTAAAAAGCGGATTATATTAGTGGCGTGGATGGAGGCTCAAGGATAACTTGGTCCAAATCGAAAAAACCCCCTAAAAGCTTTACCTTTAGGGGGTTTGAATCTCCTGCCAGAGAGATTTGGATAGGCAGTTTATGTCTCAGTCTAAACTACTGCAAGCTTCTTGAAGGTACTTTGACGTGTCCCCGTCCACAAAATTTACCTTTTAATTGATAGGAGCTTTAAACATGTCTAAATCCAAAGGTGGTGGTCGTATCGGAAGAGATGCGGGAACTGGTCGTTTTATACCGGTGAAGGAAGCCGAGAGGCGACCCAAAACAACTGTGATAGAGCGTATCAAGAAGCAATAAATACACTTTGGCCCCTTCATGGGGCCTTTTTCAGTTGTGGCTAACCTCAAAGGGGTGGCACCGCTTTGACCTAAATCTGCCCCCCCCCCCGACGTTGTGGTTGGCAGTTAAGGGTAGTGAATTCCAAAATGCCATAATCTATTGATTTTTAATAAATAGTTGGGTGTAGTGGCGAATTATTGAGAGGCTGGATAGGGACGAAATCCCACAATGCAGCCCAATGGACTGACAAAACCAACCTTACAGTAAGTGACGCTCCGCGCTGGCTCGTAACTCGCCGTTACAGGCGTCTCCGACGGCCCTTTCAGGGAGACCAGGGGAATGATTCCCCTGGACCCGCAAACCACAGGCTGATGGTTCTGAGTAAATCGCCCGTCAAGGTGGAGAGGAGGGCAGTGCGATAGAGGGCCGTGAATTTGCCCCCATTTTGCCCCAAAAGCTGAGTAAATAAGAGTATCAAAGAGGTTGCCCGATTTCGTAACTTATTGATTTTAAAAGGATAGTGGAGTTTTGAGTGTCATTGAAGTGCCGCTAAATGGGGTTCAAA